CGGAGATGTGCAATACACCTCCTACTCCTGTCTTTAGCGTCCCCAGGCACGGACGGAATGCCTAACACATGGGACAACGTCGACTCACGTCAACGTTATCTCATGTGTTAGGCAGGTATGGTGTGCGAGTGTACAATATGATGCATTTTTCGGCTACTAATGTGCAGAGGTATGCACACATCCACTTATATTAGGTGGAATATATTGCTGTGGTTAACTAGGTTTTTCCCGCTCCTACAGCATTATAAGAGTACTGGCATCTTCATTTTGAGCTTGCCAGCACAATAAATATGCATCGGTATATCATAACACTCACACACGTTCATCAGCCGCAGCTAGATGTGTTGTGTGTGAATATGTAATCCACATCTGTCGCGTAATAGCGACGCTGTGATCGGCTGATGAAGAATTTCCCAAGATGAATGCGCTTATTGGGATCATATGCGAATAGTTTGACGAGTAAGCGTAAACGTATGCGTTTGAATGGGCTCGTCACATTTGACAAACATATATAATATTCGTCCAATTCATCTTGGGTGATGTCGTATGCTTCTTTTAGCCAGCGTTCGAAGGCATCAGAATCGTCATCTGCTCCACTGTATGTTCGATCATTGTGTCCTTCACTAACGTCAATATCTGTTCTGTACACACCAAGGAGTAGAGCTGTTTTTCTCAGCATTTCTGCATACACTTCATAAAAGCGTATGCCACGGCACCACGACATCAAAGAGTGGTAATTGGCGAGGGCAAGTTCTCCACATAATTTTAATTCAGTGTTTGTTTTACCTTGGTTGTTGTTTAGCGTCCACGGTGTAAACAACAACACACGATCAACCTGTCTAACAATGCGATATTCGCCATTATCGCGTCTGAACCAAACACTGGATAGGTAGTTTCCTGCATCTAATTCACTAATGGAGATGTATTTCGCTATCTGTCCTAGGTTACCTTTTGTTTTATCAGGTGTATATGTGTATTTTAATAGATAGCTGCGTATATCTTCAGCGACTGTGCGTTCACAAATGATTTTAATATCATCACCACATGTTTCTATAAAATAGTGTGAACCTTCGACATATGGTGATTTTCTGAGCCCGAATCGCACATAGTCACTTGCACATATTGTATTGCCGTCAGATGTTGACATGAAACCAGAGCCAAC